AATTTTCTTTCTTCATTATATCATGCGCCACTTGCTCTGGATCATCGTCATGCTCGAAAGCATCTGCTATTTCTGCGTCAATATCCCGCCCATTCTTACTGTTTAAAATAGCCTGCAACACTTGTGGATTTTCCCCATTGTTTGTTAGCGCCGCGCCTTCAGCGTATCCTCGAGCATCTTCTGGAGACGAGGTCCAGAACGACGTGTCACGAAGAGGAAATTCTCCAGATACACCTCTATAAAGATTAGTTTGAGGAGCTGCAGTGCTTCTAAGGCGTTCTGCAATGTTTATAGGAGAAGCTGGCACACCTTTTGGCTGTTCAATAACACCTTCGCCTTGAACTGAACGAACATGTGGGTTATTCATAAGGCGTTGTGCGATGCTAATTCCGGTGTCTGACATCGGAAGCGCCGAAGCTTTTCCAGGAGCCGGAAGCAGCAGTTGCTGCGCGACGCTAGGTACGGCTGGTTCAGAAGGTGCTCCAACAATAGGACGGGATTGTGTATTAACAAGCTGATTAGCGGGATTGGGAGTATTGCTAATATTGCCAAGGCTATCGGCCGTGAGCGTCGCTCCTGGGCCAGTAATTTGTAAAGGCGTAGGAGCTTTAGGAACAGGCTTCATCCGGCTCATAGCGTCGTCGATGATAGCTTGCTTAACCGCTGCTCCACGGCCCATAACAGCGCGGGTCTTCACGAGGTCGCCAGCAATTTTACCGCCTTCAACAGCCCCAAAGCCCAACAGCCCGCCAACATGTCCAGCGGCTAAGGCTCCCAAGTGCACCGGAGCTGAACCTGTAATCTTTTCCATGGTGGTAGGGGTCGCGGCAGCATTGATAGCGTCCATCACCGCCTGTGGCTTGCCAGTGTCCTGCCATTCATTGGCGACTTTTCTGTATCCCGTTTGTAAATTCGTGCTTGTGTTGCCTTTAAGGGCAGCAACGCGTTCGGCTTCGGCTAAGTCGTTCAACCCGAACTGTGCAGCAGCTGCCACACGACCATTGAAAAGATTGGCCGGAGCTGACCCAGGAAGGTTGTCAGGCGAGATAATCTGGCGCATTTGCTGCTTTACTTTTTGGAGGACAGCTGTATTGGCCGTTGGTTCGCCATCTTCATAAGACGCCGTAATCTTCTGACCAAGTTCCTTATCAACCTGATCTATACCGTCCATGCCGATAGGTTGGCCTTGGAACATACCTTTCAAGTCACTAAGGGCATTGGCTAATTTAGCCTGATGTTCCCCAAGGTTACCACCTGTAACAGCAGGTTTTGGAGTGGCTTCGTTAAGGATGTCCTCAGCTGGCTGGGCATATTGGGTAGCATCGAACTGTTCACCGCCACTCCTTGCTGCCGCGTAGCTGTTATTCTTTATATTATTGATGTCGTCGGCGGTTGCAGGGGTAACGGGTGTAACTGTATCGATCTCACCAGCCTTTGCGCGAGCAGCCACAGTAGGAAAAGCATTGGGTGTAACAGGTGTCTTTCCATTTAGGGTGGCGTCGAGGTTCATGTTATTAGCAAGCTGGCTGCCAATATCTTTCGGCGTCACATTACTATCGCTCATTGTGTTGACTGCGCCGCGTGCTTTTCCAGCCACCCCATTAACAGCATCGGGTGAGGCCGCAAGGCCATAAAGGTTCAGTGCCTGTCCAACAGCATTCACGCCAGTGGCTGTGGGTGACCCGCTGTGCAAGAACGCACCAATGTTATCATAGCCACTCGAAGCCGGCAGTGGAACAGCGTCGACTGCATTCCCAACAGCGTTTGCTGCGACTCCCAAAGCAGGTCCAACGACCGGAATTTTACTGATGCCAAGGCCAACTGTATCCGTGAGTTTGGAAGCGTTGCTTAGCGCGTTCTCAGCCACCGTAGCCGGCATTCCTTGTTGGCCAGACGTGTAGAGATCAGCTTGGTGTTGGATCTGTGCGTCCCGATTGGCGTAGGCGCTCTGCAGCTCACCAATGAAGCCTGATGGCGGGGCTGGTACTAAGCTCTGCGCTTGTGCTACCACCTCATCAGGAGTAGCATCAGCTGGTCCTTGGATAATGTGCATAGAGCCGTCTGGTGCTTGAACCTGATAATTTGCCATCCCAGCCATTATTAATTAGCCTTTCCAATATATTTCCAGCCACCTGCGCCTTGGGCTGCTCCGGCCGGAGCCGCCGCCGCTTCATTCTTATTGTAATCCTGCAGAATGCTTTGCGAGTTGGGGTTGAGTAGCCTCTGCGCAAAGTCAGTATGCCCCGTTCCATTCTTATAGGTGTTACCCATAGATTGGAGCTGACCACCGATGAATGTCCGGAACACTTTCTGAGCACCAGTCAGCTGTGTATCTGACATGTGTGGTGCAAGTTGTTCTTGGAACCCTTCTCTATCGCCACCAGTACCACCTGTGCTGGTCAGGAATTTAGCCGTTTCTCCTGCGATCAGTTGATTAGCCAGAGTAAGGTTGGAAGCCTTATCGGAACCGAACTCAGTACCGAAGGCGTTGTTAATAGTATTAAGTGCCTGAACATCTCCGTTGTTGATGGCGGGAATAAGACCGCTGAGAGATTGCAAGTGGTTCGCAGCTGCTCCAGCCGAAGTAATGCGTTGTGCGCCGTCGCCACTGTTCCAATAGCCAACCGCTTTTGGTCTGTCCATGTTGGTGGTAGGATCCGCACGGTGGGCGTCGGCCACTTCGCTTTCCCAGTTTTGTTTGGCAATCATTGTTCTGAAGCCACCCTGAGGCATGGCGGCTGTACCATCCGCAATGGCATTTATAGCAATGGCATGATCTGTAGCGCTACTCTTCGGAGCTGTTAACAACGCGTCTCCGGTAAGCGGCGCACCGTTCGTATCGGTTGGAGCTGCACTCGCGGTAGGATCACCACCGACAGGCGCACCTGTGAATTTGTTACGCAGCACGGAGTCCATCGGAACAGGCGCGTTCGGATCTGTTAGAACGCCTGCCAGCTGACCCATATGTACATTCGCGTCGACCTGTCCTTTGAATGCTTTGGGGTTGCTCTTCAGGGTTTGTTCAAATTCTTCGGCGACTGGCTTCAGTAATGGATTACTTTTGGCACTATCAAGCTGTGCCTGTACGGTGTCTAGGTCGTTACCCGCCAACGGTCCTTGTACCATCGAGGCAAGGATAGCGTGCGCCGACATCTGTTGCTGGCTTTGGGTACTGGCATTGGCAAAGTTCTTAGCCACAAGGTCAGCTTGGGAAAGTTGTGTTTGTGCACCAACCTGTCCGGTCTGTGCACCAATGAGACCTGTCTCCGCTCTGGTCTGCGCTTGTTGTAGCGGCTGCATGGCAATGTTACCACGCATAAGTTGCTGAGCTAAGTTGGTATTTTGGTCACTCTGTGTATTGCTGATGTAATTATTAATGGGTGTGGCTGTGTCAATATTATTGACGGCCAATGGCAGAACAGAATCGTTTGTACTCAATAATCCGGGCATATTAACCTCCATATCCTTGTATTGTCGCAGGAGAGTAGCCCTGCAGAGCATTCAAGCGCGCAAGCGCCAAGGCTGTACTGATTTGATTATTGTAACCAGCCGTAACATTATTACTAGCACCAACAACGCCACCAGCCAAATTCTGGCCCGCCGCTTGTTGACCACTGGCTATCCCAGCCCCTGTGCTAAGGGCACCAACCCCTGTTGCCCCAGCGGCAGCCGCACCTGTATTGGTAATTTGGCCAAGGTTACTGACTTGGTTATTAACCAGCCCTGTCCCAAGCTGTAGAAGTTGATCCTGCAAGGCCGCCGCAGTCCCTCCAGACCCGACCTTGCCCTGCGCGGCTTGATTAGCCTCTAGAGTGTTTGTTGCCTGTGTGGCCAGCGAGTTATAAAGCGGGTTATTCTTTACATAAGCCAGCTGCGCGGCTGGGTTTTCGACAAGGTTAGTCTGTTGAGCTTCAGCTGTGTTTCCAGCATTTACATAAGGCGCTTCGATGGCCTGTTGTTTAGCCTGTGCCTGTTGTTCTGCACTGATGGCGTTTTGTGTACCAAGGTATTGTAGACCGCCAGAGGCAAGCGAAGCTGCGGGAGCTAACCATGTCGGAGCTGAATTTAATGTATCCATGAGACTTTTTCCTGTTCCTGTTGCTGCGGTGTTTGATAGATTGTATGGGCCAAGCTGCGCGGGGCTTGCTCCTGGACTTGGGTTTATAATAGAATTTGTTGCCTGACCAGCTGGGGTAAGAAGGTCACCACCGTTGATTGTACTCGAGTCTGCACTTACTCCCGCGCCAACACTGGCATCCGGAGCTATAAGCGAAGGTGTGGAAACTAGAGACCCAGCGCCAGCGCCACTCGCCGTAGGTGTACCTCCGGCAGCAATTGTATTGTAGTCTATTCCTGCAGCGGTCTGTAGACCACCACCATTTATTGCTGGATCAACGGTATTACCCGCGCCCGAGAATAAGTCTGACACGCTGTTCGCTGCACCAGAAATATCTGAACCTATACTCGAAATACCGTCGGAGATTGAGCTACCGAGTCCCGACAATTCGCTGCCAATTGTTTGTCCAGCACCGTAGGTTCCAACGCCACCAAGCGCGTCGGTCGCAGAGTTCGCGACAGCGTCGGCACCGTTAAGTAGCGATCCACCTCCCAAATATCCCCCGACGCCACCAGTGATACCGGACGTTAAGTCCTGCTTAAGAGACCCGCCTGTAAGCGCTGAACCCGCAAATCCGCCTAGACCGCCACCCAAAGCCCCTGCTGCTGCGAGTGAAAGCCCACCCGTCGCGGGCGCGAGTGCTGCACCCGCAATTGCACCAAGGATAGAACCGATACTACCGCCACTAAAGATGCTTGAGAAGAACCCAAACATCGGCATTCCAGTCTTTGGGTTTATCTGCTGCGACGGTGATCCGGCAACAAACTTCATAGGATCAGCGCCGATCTTCGTAAAGGCGTTGTGCAGTATTTGTGCGAGTTGGGGGTTTGCCATTAACACTTCACGTGGAACGATAGCCTCGCCACCTGTCAGGTGCGCAATCATATTGTCCCCAGCCTGGCCCTTGTTCGCAAGCGCACGAACCTTCGGAGGTGCTCCTGGCATCAATCCCTTTGGTGCTGTATTCGCCATTCTATGCTCCCGCAATTTGTGTTGTAACAGTACCCTGCCAAGTAATGTTATTTCCCGCCGCGCCTGTGACCGTTATGACCGCGTTTGTCCCAGAGAAAGAAAAGTTCGTAGCCCATGTTCCTTGATCAGACTGAGCAATGGAAGAAGGCGATCCAATACCAGTCATAGTTCCGTTGTTGTTTTTATACGCTCCTATTAGTTGGAAGAAGCCGCTGTCGTTAGTGTGCCCCGCTGAACCACCTGTACGGTGAGCAGCTATATCAGCAACAATCATGACTGTTGTGTTGTTATCAACACTAATGCGAAACATTGGTGTCGCGGTTCCATCGGTCGTGGTAATCTTACTTTGGGTCTGGCTGGCGTATAGTGCGACCCACATCTGGTAGATGGTGTTCAGTAAAGCAGAAAAGAATGCATTCATAGTCTTATCTTTAGCAAACTGACCAGGAACTTCGAGGGGTGGTGGAGCTGATGCAATTGCCATTAGATGCACACATCAATATAAGCGTTGGCGCTGTATATTGCCGTGTATACGGGATCACTAGAATTTAGACGAATGACACAGTTCTTAAACCGCCCGAAACTGCCTGTCTTGACGGTTGTCTCTTGACCCGCTACACCAATGTTTATAAGGCGTTCGGTGCCAAAGGTCTTCCCACCATCCCTTGACATCTGAATGCCAAGTTTCGGAACGGAGCCTTGCCCAGTCACAAGCCCAACACCCGTTTCCATGATAATCTCAATGTAGTTTATTTCAAACTCTTTTCCAGGAGCCTTGAGCAGTTCACCATAGATTGGGCCGCTGTCACGTTGACGAATAATTGGGTTACCGTTGTCGGTATATGTCTCCGCATCCAGCAGATAAAGGTTCCCCGACTGATAGTCATCCACGATCTTAAGCCCGTAGCAGTCCGCGAAGTCGTTACCTTGAATACGACCTGTCAAGCCCGATCCCCATTGGAACCACTCGCCACCGACGGGATAGCACCAAGAGATGTTTTGTGTTGGGAAGGTGATTACATAGAACCACTGTCCCTCCAGCTCCATAGCCCAGCCGATGGCATCGCTCGTAGTCGTATATTTCTGAAATAACTTAGCCATAGCGGGAGTAGAAATTGGAGTGTCTACCGCGCCTGTACCGCCAGTTAAGGTGTGAACTTGATTGTCATTTCCAAAGTAGAATAAGAAGTCCGGTGTTTGCGCGATTGAGTACGGAGCGCCAAGACCGACGTTAATAATACCACCTTGAATGCGATCGAATGGAGGGTTACCCTGACCGGAGTTCCACCACAGCTCATTGCTTTCTGTCTTAAACATGTTCGCAACTTGCTTATACGCGTACGGACGCACCAATGGGCTTGAGTCGCTCTCAGCAGAAGCGAAATTAAGGCCATTGATCGTTGTTGGGTCGCCGACGTTAGAAACTTCAAATATTTGGCTTGTGCCACCGTTCTGGTCGTATAACATCTGGCTGTTGATAGACGTACAGCCGATAGGTGTTCCCATATTGGGGTCTGTAATCTGTGCAACAACGGGATTCGTTGCGGCAGCATTATACGAATAGGCAGCGCGGTTTGCCACCACGGTCAAGATTGAGTCAATGGCGTCGAAGATACAGCGACCGGAGCCGGCAACTTGCCCCAGCTCTGTATGTACGCCGTTCTGATCTACACTGTAAAGGTTTGTATCTAGAACACGATACAGTACTCCCTTGTTTACAAATAAGCCACGCCCAGCCACACCAGTTGGCATGTTAGACGGTGCCCAAGGGTTAAGTCCGTAGAAGGACTGAAGAATGTAGGAGCTTTGTGTCTTCTTATTCTCAATAGCTTGTGGCCACCAGTTCCGCGTAATCTGATTGGACAGAGGGCGCGATTTGTGTTGGTAATCCCCTCCAATGAGGTTAATGGGAACAAGAGATGACATTAATAATTTCCTGCGTCTGAGTTATCTTCATATTCTGGAACGACGAGTTCGGCCAACTTGCGAAGAGCTGTCATACCATCTGGACCAGCCTCTTGCGTAATACGCTGGTAACGGCTGTCAGGAACACTGTAGGAAGTCAGGAGCTTTTGTTCCATTAGAAGGGCGAAATAAGGAACAAGCTCCGTGGGGACAGCCGCTGCCGCCGCCCACGTTGCTATGCCTTTTTCAACAAGCTTATCGTAGACCTCCGTGTAAGTAGCTCCAATTCTAGTGACATCTTGGGCTTCGAGGGGCTGTGCTATTGGAACAATCCCTAGATCTTCACCAACACGTTGTATGAGGTCTGCTTGGCTTGCCATGATTAGTCCTCTTTATCGTCTTTGGCTGCGAATTTAGCATTACGGGCTTTTTCAGCGGCGTTGATTTTTGCATCGCGTTGACGCTTCCTTGCTTCTTCGCCTTCGGCTGTTGCTTGTTTAGCCAGAAGTTCGTCTGCATCGACCTCGCCTTCGACGAAGCAGGGGTGTCCGGTAACCATCTTAAGGACATCTGGATCCGTCACGGTTGTAGCCTTGCCGAGATGAAAGTCCTGCTTCTTAAGAATACTGACCTTACGAACGGGGTGTGCACCACGGTCAATAAAGGTAAAGACTTTACCATCGGGTTGCTTCGGGTATGGGTCTTGTGGGCGTTGTTGGGGTTTTTCGTTTGGGTTGGCCATTTGTAGTTCCTCCTAGAGTTTAAGCATGGCGATTACGTCTTTCAAAGGGGACTTACAGTCCATTTGCCCGTCCATGCTACGAGCAACCTTTGCGATCAGTTCATAAGCTTCTTTCGCGCCGTTATGGGCTGAGAAGTCCATTGTTAGTTGTTTTATCTGCGCTTCGATCTTAGCTTGTTCCTCTTTGTGCAGTGCGGCCATGTCAAGAAGGCTTTGTTCGGTAAAGGGTCCAGGCTCGTTGCGTACACCATCCCAGTCACGCCCTTCGGCGTAGTGACTCTTACCAAAGCTCGATTGCGTAGGGATGATGACATTAATGCCCTTACCCCTCGCAAAACCAACCCACGCTTCCAAGCAGGGACGCTGCCAAAAGTACTCGTGGTCGTTGACGTTAAGGTCGACGCCATAAAGCGCGATATAGGTAGCTCCTTCTGCAATAGCTTGAGACATCATATAGGCAGGAGACGATGTCAAGTAAATGGAACCAAATATTTCTTCAGAGCGCTTGTAATCAAATATAACCCAGTCATACCAATCGGTAGGTACAACCTCCATTGGAAACTTCTCACCTACAACAATTGGTATACGGTGAGAGACCAACCATCTGGCGTATTCTTTAGGGTCATGACGCTCCGATAAATAATCGTGAATTTCGAACACCCGAGAGATACGCTTATTAGCGTCGAGGTACTTGTTAAGACGATTACCAAGGCACCATACCTCCCATGTTGGGTCGTCAAACGGTGCCAGCATCTCCGTGATAGGAGCGCCACATACTATAGCAACTTTCATTTCTAATCCCTCCTGAGGAAAAGAGGGAGTGGGGTTAAAATCCCACTCCCGTCGATATTAGTTAAAGCCAAGCTGTAGATCGAGGGTTACGAAGCCCGTTGATGCACAAGCACCTGTCTTAGTTGTACCAACGACATCAACGAAACCACCTGGATCAGAAGCGAGGGAAAGAAGCTCCCACACTTTCTTACCATAGTTAGATTTCGTTGTACCCATGATGTTAGTTCCGTAAGAAGCACTAGCAGCCGACAGCGCGATACCGCTCGTAAGAGCGTTGAGCGTTGTCGTGATGTTAGCCGCAACAGAACGGAAGCCAAGTTCAAGAGTTGGACCTGCGGTCGTAGTTCCAAGAACGTCGTTATAGATCTTGCTTGTTGGCAAGATACGAGCACTCGTAGGAATACGCAGGTTGAAGTCGAGGGTGGAGGTTGAACCCGCTGCCACGTTAACAGCGATGGTACGAACACCAGGAGCTACTATGGCATTAGCATCGGCAGGTCGGCTTACCACAACCGCCTCATCTTTGTGAAGATTCGCCACTGTTGGTAGTATGGTATATACAGTCATTTTACTTTCCTTTCAAAGTTATTTACAAGAAGTCTCCGTGACGCTTTTACACGCCACGGAGTTCGATGACAACTTAGTCTGAAGCCGCAGCGTTGTACATGGTAACCATGCCAAACTGCTGATTGACTAAAGAGTTGGAGCTGTAAAAGATCTTCTTTATATCGTGCTTAGCTGTGCAGGCTACGCCGTCAAGGTGACCATAGTCATCCTCTTTACGCAGACTGAACGAAGCGTTGCGGCCACGACCGAAGGCGACGGCTTGTGTACCACAGAGGAACGACGGGCCAATACGGCCTGACGAACCACCTGATGTCAGCAAGCTATCTCCGGTAGCGTTTGCACCCCAGACCCCATCCCACAGACCAGTTCCCGTTGTATTGTCGATGAACTTATCCATGTCAGGGATTTCCTTGATGACGATACCATCCCACAGAAGGTCACCACCTTGGAAGAGCGGATTGCTCTTCGCACGGGGCAGGGCTTCTTGCATGGATGTCAGCAAAGTGCTATCAGTACGGAGGTCGCGGAAGGTAGCCAAACCTGTGAAGCACACAAAATGAGGCTCATCTTCTTTGATCATAACCGGACGGATCAGCGGGTTACACGTCATCGCTCTACGCTTCGCAAGGCTCAGGGTCGCTGAACCAAGTTTCGCGGTTGTAGCAATGTTACCGAGGGACGTACCATGGGCACCCGCCGAGTAGTTAGAAACGGCGTTACCGTACAGGACGCGGTCGATATTGTTCGTATTCCAAGTGTCCATGTTAGCAGTAGCCGCTGCGGACGAGCCATAAGCCCCTGAAGCTGCGGTGCCACCATAGTTGTAATACGTACCCGACGCCATAACAGCACCAAAGGCCTGGATGATTTGGTCACGCTTGGTTTCCATCATCCAGTTCATAAGAGCCGGACGTGCTTCGCGATAAAGGTCGAACGCTGATTTCTCGCGTTCTTCGTTATCGATCAGGACGCCGTTACGGAGGTAGGTAGGTTGGAAAGAGAAGTCAAAGTTGCTTAGAGCTTCTTCCGAACCGACAAGGGTCGTGGAACCACGGACACCTGCGCTTGACAACTTCCCGATAAGAGCGATCTCTTTCTTTTTCAGGTTGTTGTTGGTTTGGATGATATCATTCTCAGTTGGGCCAATGTAGGGACCGAACTTACCTTTACGCACGTAAACTTTGTTTACCTGCTTCTGGAAGTCGGTGACTAAGTTGCCACTGGAAATACTAGAACTAGCCATAGTTGGTTACCTTTCAATGTTTGGGTTAACCGAACTGCGAGCTGTAATGATCAGCAAAGAGTTCATCGCTCTCGGCTTTCGGTGCAGCTTTAAGGTTCGGTGCGTTACGATTTAGGTTTGGCACCTTGGATGCCGCGTCCGCTGGTTTCTTCCCTGCGAGTTGTGTTGCAGTGTCGGCTTGTGCTGTCTTACCTGTTTTCTTGAACTCCAGGAACTCTTTATATTCCGGCGAGTGCTTCAGGTTCTCCAGCTCCGTCAGCTCCATATCTTTCGTGGCAAGATCATAGGCCATCTGTGCGGGTATATCGTTGTTTGCGACTATAGCATTCAAGGATGGCTCAGCTTTGGCCATCTCCTGAAAGTGTGCTATCTTAGCGTCGTAATCCTTATATGCCCTGCTAACCATTGTTCTTGACATTTCGATACGTTGATGGCGGTCGTACCCGTCCGGATCTTTTGATCGATCTGGCGTAGGTACTGCCTTCATCGCAGCAAGTTCTCTTTGGGTAGAAATCAGCCTGTCGTTGACATCCTTGACTGCCGCTTTTAAACGACTCTCAGGGATCATCTTTTCGGCTTGTACCGCACTATCTTTTGTATCGGCTGGCGTCTCCGATACGGTAGTTCCTTCGCCCTGAGCTTCGGACTCTTCGGCTCCCGTGCTTGCTTCTGTCTGCGTTTCCGCTTCTTGTTGCGCGCCATTCTCTACCTCATCCTTGGTACGTGCTGTACTTTCGGTTGGGGTTTCAAACTCGGCTGCTTCGCCGACGGTTGTTGATTTGTCTTCTGCAAAGACATCGTGCGTTTCTTCATCAGCCATAGACTTTCTCCTTATCGCCCGATAAAGCGGCGTCCTTTGATGCGGCGGCCATCATAATGCGCCCGAGTAGATTCTTAGATAACTGTGTAGCTTATGGCATATTGGAACGCGGTTGTCGTGCCGCAGTTAGAGCCATTCTTAATTATTTGCAAAGCCTTTGATACGGTCAGACCGCTGCCGGCACCAAACCCAACTCCCAGAACGTTGTTTGATACCAAGGGACGGTTATGCGCACCTGAGGTCAGAGCTGCTGCGGCTATCGTTGAAACTACAACGGGCGTCCCAGCCGTGTCCTCAAGCAATATTCCCGTGCATGTCGCCGCGCTGCCTGCAGGTACAATGTCATAGTCCATAACATAAATAGTATGACCAGTGACAAGCGCAAGCGGAACACACGTACCAGCGTTCACCGCTGCTACAGTGCAAGAGCCGTAGACATAGTTGACTTGGGGGTTGCTAAAGTAGGAGGTGCTGAAGTTGGCATTCGGCGTTGTCGTAACGCTCTTGAGCATAGCTTCTGCACGGAATGGAACAGCAAAGAGGAAAGCTACAAATGCCCAAGCAAGAAATTTATTCATTACTGCCCCTCCACAACTGAGATGCTCAGGAGCGACGTACCGCCTGTGGTGATACAGCCGATGTAGGTATCAGAGTTTGCTATCTGTGCGTCTATCACAGCTCCAGGAGCTATAAGTATGCCGTTGCCTGTGGAAGCTACAGCGGCGGTACCAGATCCCACACCTGAAGCGCACCACGCAGGATAGGCTCCGAGGTTCGTAATCATGACACCTGACCCGCGAACCGGATAGGCGACGTTAACACCGCTTGTGGTAGCCGAGAGTGGAACGGTGGGGGAATTAAGGTTCAATAGAATATTGGTGCTAGCTGCATGTGCAGTGCTGCCAATAGCCATGAACCAGAGGATCGTAAATAGTAGTCTTTTCATTTTAAGCTCCTTTAGTTTTGTTGTGGGAATCCTTAGCAGCTTGGGCAGATTCTCTTAGCCCCTTGTCATGATCAACACGAATGCGAAGGAACTCAAGATTAGCGTCAGCCTGTGCTGTAAACTGATCGGTCTTCGCCTTCATCATGTCAGCGTTGGCCTTGACCTGATCAATCTTCAAGTGTTCGCCATCTATGGCCAGCTCTTGTTGCTTGAGTTGCAGCTCAGCCTGAGCATTTGCACTCTTGTCTGAGAGCTGTTGCTTGAGCTGCTGAATTTGTTGTTGCAGACCAGCGACGACAGCTTGGCCGCTCTGACCTTGCTGTTGTTGCCGCTCTTCAATCTTCTCAATGAGCTTGCGTTTACCAGGAAGGTTACTGATCTCGAGC